GGATGGTGCTCCAGCAATATTTGCTGGCATTGATCCTGAAGATAATAAATTTTTTGTTGCAAAGAAATCTGTATTTAATATCAATCCAAAACTTTATAAATCAGTTGCAGAGATTGATGCAGATTTATCTGGTCAACTTAATGATAAATTTAAAGTTGCACTTGCAGAATTTTCTAAACTTAATATTAAAGGTGTTTTGCAAGGTGACTTAATGTTTACATCAGATGATATTAATACAGAAAATATAGATGGAACAAAGTATTATACATTTCAACCTAATACAATTGTTTATGCAGTTCCAGTAGATTCTGATTTAGGTAAACAAATTAAAAATGCAAAAGTTGGTGTTGTATGGCATACAACTTACACAGGTGATGCACTACAAGATATGAAAGCTTCATTTGGTGCAGATGTATCTAATTTAAATAAAGTATCTTCAGTATGGACTGATGATGCAACTTATAAAGATGTTTCAGGTAAAGCAACAATGACTGAAAAAGAAACTGCAATTGTAACAAAACATTTATCAAATGCAGGTAAAACTTTTAGAAAAATTAATTCATCATTGTTAAAGAGTTTTTTAAATTTACAAAATACATTTACTGGTGTGTATGCAAGTGCAGGTTTAAAAACATATAACAATTCAAAAGTAAGAGAAGGTAAACCAGTATCAGATGCAAAGAAACACGCACAAGGTTATTTAAAGTGGGTTGAAAATGCATTTGATAAACAGATGAATAAATTAAAGACAGATAAAAGTAAAGAAAAAGTAAAAGTCAAAAAGACAGAAGTATTAAGAGAATTAAAAAAACATACAGTTAATTTATCAAACATTGTAGATTTTCAGAATCACATTGTCAATGCAAAAATGGCTGTGGTGAAGAAACTAAATAATGTTAGACAGTTAACAGATACATTTATCAAAACTGCAAATGGATACAAAGTAACAAATCCAGAAGGTTATGTTGCAATTGATAGAGTAAAAGGAAATGCAGTTAAACTTGTTGACAGAATGGAATTTAGTTTTAATAACTTTACGGCAATAAAAAATTGGGATAAGTAAATGAAAACTTTTAAAGAATTGATGCAATCACTACCAGAGAAGAAAGCAATGAGTTTTGCACAAAGACGAAAAGTAGGTATTCGTATGGGAAGAATGGCAAGATCATCTGCATTTCAAGCTAAACTAAAAAGACTTCGAGGTAAAATGGCAACACCTGAAAAGTTAATGAGAAGAGCAAGAAAACAAGCGAAGATGTTAGCAATTAAAAAGTTTGGTGGTGTGTCTGCAAAGAATTATGCACAAATGCCTGCATCAAAAAGAGTTACATTTGATAACAGAATTCTTGCAACTAAAGGTGCATTTATACAAAAAGTTGCAAAGAAGTTATTAAGAGTAGTAAGACAAAAAGAAATACAAAGATTGAAAACTTACAAACAAAATTTGAGTGATAAAAAATGAAGGTAACAAAAGACCGAGCTATACAAAGATTTCAACAGAATCATCCTAAAACAAAAGACTATGATGCGTTTGTAAAAACTCAAGGTGCATCATTACAAAAAAAGTTACAGAAGATGGTTGATTTTGCAATGAAGATTCCAAATAAGAAAAATCAAGCAAAATACATTGATAACGAGGTTCGTGATATAGAAAGAGAATTAATTAAAAACTACGAAAAACAAATGAAAAAAGAAGAAGTTGTTTTAAAAACATTTAAAGATTTAAGGGAAGAAAAAAAGAAAACAGCTGTGTTTACTTTTGGTAGATTTAATCCACCAACAATAGGTCATGAAAAACTTATTGATAAAGTTTCTAAAGTTGCAGGTAGTAATTCTTATTTCATTTATCCATCTCATTCACAGAATACAAAGAAAGACCCATTACCACAATCTTTAAAGATTGCATATATGAGAAGTATGTTTCCAAAACACGCAAAGAAAATTATTGCAGGAACAGAAAAGAATGTATTTGACATTGCAGTATCTTTATACAATAAAGGATTTACTGATATAGAAATGGTTGTAGGTTCAGATAGAATTAGAGAATTCAATAAGATATTAACAAAGTACAATGATGTACAAGGTAGACATGGATTTTATAATTTCAAAACTATTACTGTAACTTCTGCTGGTGATAGAGACCCTGATGCAGATGGTGTAACAGGTATGTCTGCATCTAAAATGAGAGGTGCAGCTTTATCAAATGATTTTGAAACATTTAAATCTGGATTACCAAAAACATTTGGTCATGCACAGAAAATGTTTAAAGACATTCGTAAGTATATGAAAGTTGTAGAATCATTTAATACAATTTCACCTACATTAACTGAAGAAGATGTTATAAGAGATATGTATTTAGAAAATAAAATCTTTAACATTGGTGATATAGTTGAAGATGTTTATACTGGAGTTTCTGGTGAGATAATTCGTAGAGGAACAAACTATCTTGTATTTGCAGAAGAAGATGGAACATCACACAAGAAATGGTTATTTGAAATACAACTAAAAGAAGATTGTTGGCCTGGTTACAAACAAGTTGGAATGAAAGATAAGAATGGAAAGAAAGTTCCTAATTGTGTTCCAGTAGGTGAAAAGAATGTAAAACAAGATAAAGATGTAAAAGATAAAGAAGGAACACAACCTGCAAAGTATTTTGCAAAAGATGCTGATGGTGATGAAATGTCAAAGTCTACAAAAGACAAAAGAGATGCACATTTCAAAAAAGGTGCAAGTAAGTCTGATGATGACCCAAGTGCATACAAACCAGCGCCTGGTGATAAGGGTGCAAAAACTAAATTATCAAAATACACAAAAGCAATGAAAAAGAAGTATCCTGATTTATATAAAGAATCTGCTGATTCTTCACTAAAAAAGAAAGCAGAAAAGTCTGGAATATCTTTCTCAATATTAAAGAAAGTTTACAATCGTGGTGTTGCGGCTTGGAGAACAGGTCACAGACCAGGTACTACTCCTCAACAATGGGGTCATGCAAGAGTTAATTCTTTTATGACTGGTGGTAAAACTCGTTCAACTGCTGATAAAGATTTATGGCAACAACACAAAGGTAAGAGCGAAGAAGTTAATACTGCTGATGCAATGAAAAGATACAAGTCTGGTAAAGCAGGATTTACTGACATTGCACATTTAAAAGCAAAAGGTTTAATTAAAAGAAGTGATGGAACAAAAAAGAAATCAGACAAATATGAAGATGGTGGTGCAGGTGATTGGGGAACTGATAAACTTGCAAACAAATATAAAAAAGATACGCCTGGTCAATCTGTAAAATCATTTACAGAGTTTCGTTCATCATGTTGTGAAGATTGCGAACAAGAATCTGATTTAATTGAATCAAATATTTACAGAGTTGGTTCTCAAAAGTATTTTGAATACTTTTTGGAAAAGAAAAAACTATACAAAGAAAATAAATTAAAAGTCGATAACAAATTTGACATTGAACTATTAGAAGGTGATATTGGTGAATATGCAGAATATGAAGGTAAAAATGTTGCATTAGATACACCAATGTTTGAAGAAGATGATGTTGAATTAAATAAACCTAAAAGGGGTGGCCCTAAAAAATATTATGTTTATGTGAAAGACCCATCAACAGGTAATGTTAAAAAAGTTACTTGGGGTGATACAACAGGACTTAAAGTTAAATTAAACGACCCTGAAGCAAGAAAAAGTTTTGCAGCTAGACATAAGTGTGATACTAGAACAGACAAAACTAAAGCATCATATTGGGCGTGTAGATTACCCAAATATGCAAAACAATTAGGTTTATCAGGCGGAGGAAACTTTTTTTGGTAGAGATATACAAAGATGATAAAAAACCAGAGAACGATTATTTCATTAGAACATTTAAACAAACTTGTAGTGAATATGATCTTGTCTGGCATAGAGATAAAAAAGACAGAGATATTATTGTTCTTGAAGGAGAAGGTTGGAGTCTGCAAAAAGAAGATGAAGATCCTATCGAGCTCGTTAAAGAAAACTTATATCAAGTTAAAGCATATCAGTTTCATAGACTGTTAAAAGGAACTACTGATTTAAAACTTAAAATTTGGGAAAAAGAAAATGACTAGATACACAAAAACAATGGCAGAAACTTTACTAGAAGTAAAGAAAAAACAAGAAGCTATTGATGCAACAGATACTGGTGGAGAAGAAGAAGTTTCCATGGCAGTAAGACAAGTTAGTGCAATGCAACATTTTTTACAAGGTATAGAATCCAGAGTTAAAGAAACTGGTGATATGGAAGAATGGTTTCAAAACAAACTAACAAAAGCACATGATTATTTAAAGACACTTTATGCTTATGGTAAAGGTGATATGCAAGAAAAATTAAAAGTATCAGATGGACTTGGTGCATGGATATCTGACTTTCAAAAATCTGATGCACCACAATTCGATAACAAAACACCAGAAGAAAAAAAGAAAATGGCAATAGCTGCTTATGTTTCGGCTGGCGGAAAATTAGACTAGGAGAACAAGATGAAATATCTTAATACTAAAAAAGGCAGTCTTGAAGAAGCTATTGTTAAGACTGTTGCAAAAGAAAACAATTTTATCTATGCCGCTAAAATGGCAAAGAAAAATGGTGAAAAAACTTTTACTATTGGTGGTAAACAATATGATGTCGAAGAATTTTTAGAAGGCAAAGTAGAGTGTCCACAATGTAAAGGTGAAGGTTGTGACCATTGTGATAATAAAGGTTATCATATGTCAGAAGCAAAGATTTCTAAAAAAGAAGTTGCTGATTTAGAGAAAAATAACCAACATGGTGAACTTGCATTAAAACTTGCAAAGTCTTTTGGAACTCCAAAAGAAGTAAAGAAGATTGAAGATATAAACAAAAGACATGACAAAGCAGGTTCTATTGATCCTAAAGATCAAAAAGAAAGAGATGCAATTGCTAAAAAATATTACAAGATGGTAGAACAGATTGATGAACAACCAAGACAATTGAAAGACCCTAAAAAAGAAGTTATGGTTGTTAAGAACAATAATGTAATTGTAATCGACAAAAAAGATTTAGCTTCTTACAAGAAAAAAGGTTATGAAGTTGCAGAAGATAACACTAATGATGTTTCTGATGATGGTGATGGTATGGACAAAGTACAACCTAAAGCATTAAAGAAAAAATTCAAAGATAGAAAAGATAAAGATATTGACAATGATGGAGATGTTGATGATTCTGATGAATATCTACACAAAAGAAGAAAAACAGTATCTAAAGCAATTGCAAAGGAGAATGTTATGAATACACCAGGTAAAGATGATTATGTTGTAGTAATTCAAGGACCAGGCGATAATAAACAAAAAATTATTGCAGTTTTTAAAGGTAAAGCAGAATTAAACAAAGCTCAAAAATTTAAAAACGATTGGAACAAGAAAAACGCAGACAAAATCAAGAAGAATAAAAAAGGTCAACCTATTCCATCTCATATGGCAAGAGTTTATATGCATCCAGCAACTGCCACAATGAATGGTAAGCCTCATGTTCCCAAAGTTGGTAATAGTGCTTCATGGTCTGATTTTAGTGATAGACTTATTAAAGAAGAAAATGTAGTAATTTCTAGAGCTGCACAATTCCTTTCAAGAATGTGGAAAGAATCTTCAGTAAAGAAAGAAGAAGAAAATGATGATGAAAAAGAAGTGAAAAAGAATGGAAAAACTATGACAGGAAAACCAATGTCTAACATTGAAGTTAATCCTAAAGATGAAAGTAAACATAAATAAAGTATAACAACAAGGAGAAATACTATGGCTTTATGGGGAACAACAGACCAGACTGCTGATAAACCTTTGAATTTAACAAGTGCAGAAAAAACAGCAACTGCTGGAATTTCTACAACAGAGGTTGCAGTCGCAGCTAACAAAGCGAAGGGCGTTGCACACGCTGGGTGGGTAACAACTAGAACCTACACAGATAGTGCTGGACAAACTCGTAACAAAACTGAAGTTTTGGTTGCAATGTCATCTATCACTAGTGATGATTCAGCAGATGATACAACAATCGGAGCTAATGCTTAATATATAAAGGAAAATAATTATGCCAAATAATTCAAAAAGTTTGAAAATTGAAGATATCAATAAACAAAAAGAAACTCTGCAATCTGACCTTGATAAAGTTCAAGGTCAGTTACAGAACATAGATAAAGCGAAAGTTCAATTGCAATCGCAGTTAGTTGCACTTAACGGTGCATTACAACAATGTGATTTGTTTTTGCAACAATTAGGTGAGGCGAATCCCGCTAGTAGCATTCCTTCGCAAGACAATAATGCTGTAACTGAAGCATTGAGTTGAAGGTTAACATTATAAGGAGAAGAAAAAATGGCAGATAAAAAAATAACTGCACTATCAGATTTAGGAACAGGATTAGCAGGTGAAGATTTACTTCATGTTATTGATGATCCTTCAGGTAATCCTGTAAACAAAAAAATTAGTGTTAATGATGTATTTCATAACATACCTACATGGATTGGTTTAGATGGTACACCACAATCAATCACAGCAACAACTGGTGATGTAAATGTAACAACATCAATTACACATATTGACACTACTAGTGGTGCTCATTCAGGTGGTTTACCAGATGGAAGTAATGGTCAAATTAAAATTATCACTATGATTACAGATGGTGGTGATTCAGTAATTACACCAACTTCACTCGCAAATGGTACTACAATTACTTTTGAAGATGTAAATGATACAGTTACATTACTATTTACTAATTCTAATTGGGTTGTTCTTTCTAACAATGGAGCTACAGTCGCATAATGTGGCCTGAATTGATAGAAGAAAGACCAGTAGAAAAATCATCTGAAGATGATGAAAAAAATATTGAAGCATGGCCTTTTCCTACAACAGAAAGTATGAAAAGGTCAAAACTTCAACAAGAAAAACAGGATAATAAAAATGAAAAAGTTTAAAGACTATATTACTGAAAAATCATTAGATACTCAAAATGCAGTTGATGATGCTAGTTTCAATAATGATTTAAGTAATCCAGATACAATTGTAAAGATTAATTCTTATCTTGCACAGTTAGGTAAAATGGAACATTTAGTTCCAGAAAATGCACTTAACAAATTAAAAGACAAACTTGGTAGATTAAGTATTTCTTTTGAAGATGTTGAGTTAACTGGTAAGAGTGATACTTATGATTTACCTTTAACACAGTTTGGTGGTCGTTTTGGAAAAGACGAAGAAGGTGATATCAATGATGACGGTATTTCACACAAAGTAGAAGGTGGTTTAAAATTACAACTTAAACATGAAGTAACATCAGGAAACACACATTTCTTAATGGCAAAAATAGTTTAATTAGTTTTTTTATATTATGTTTGAAAAAATAACGAATGATAATGTCATTCTTTATG